GCCCACACCTTGGTCTGCGCTCTGTCAGAGGCGAGGAAGGTGTAGCCGTTGGCAAAACTGGATGATGGATGCGCTTGGTTAAGTGTGGTGGATACAGCAACCAGTCCAAGCCCTGCCAGTGTTGCCGCATCAGCAGACGACGTGCCTGCGCCAAAGTCAATTACGCCCCATGTGCCAGCAGTGTTTGGGTTCGCTGTGATGTAGATGTACTGCGCCTTGCCAGAAGCAACCGTGATGATGATGTTGCCATCAAAGTCCACCACGTCGAAGGAGTACGCAGTCATGTTGCGGATCAAGGCATCCGTACCAACCGACGTTTGGTTTGCTGGCGGCATGTACAGCTTGCGACCAGAGGCATTCGGGGTCACTTGCATGATCCGTGCGGCATAGTTGTCAGTTGCGTTGCCGTTCAGGGGCCACGACAATGCAACATCTGCATTCAGGTTAAATGCACGAAAGCTGACATCCGTTGGTTGGATGACCTGTCCTGTGAATGGTGAGTTGTAGCTCATTGATTATTCCTTTAACTATCCACCGCTACAGCTTGACGATCAGCAACACGCAATTTGTCTTCTGCCATCAATGTCTGCATGATCAAGTCGTAGTTCTGTTGCCACATGCCCATGCGGTCATCATTCTTCAAGAATGGCATTGCCTGAAGCAATGAGCCGTACAGCAAAGCTTGTGGCGCATATTGGGTAAACCAATTTGATTGATTGCTGGAGTCCAGAGGCTGTACACGCTCGTAATACAGCACTTCAAAGTTGTATGCGGCGGCAGGTGTTGGAGCTACCAACCAATGCGTGTAGTCGTAGTCGCAATAAAACTTCGGAATATCTTCGCTTGTGGGGTTGGGCCAATACTCACGCAGGTATTCGTACTTGCGCAAAAGCACTGGCTGGCGCTTGCCCGTTGCGTCCGTGATATTCATAGATACGGTTTTGTGCCACCGTGCAGGCTTTGCAATTGTTGCGTCACCCTGCACCATGGTGGAGGTGTTGACGGTCAGGTTGCCAAGGAACTTTATCTGGCTGGCAATGATTTGCTCTGCCAGCATGATGAATAAAGGAATCTTGTCTATCGTAGCGGTGTCTGAACGCTCCAAATAGGATTGGATGTTCTCCACCAAGCTGTCGTATGTCATAACACTTGCGGTAGCCATAACCAACCTTTCTTCGTTAGACTATTTTATGACCTGCCAGCCAATTAGGCAAACGCTCTTGTACCAGATTTGTCAATGATCAACGCCATGGAGCGGGGTTCGGCTTCATCGGTGTTTGGAATCGACACATGCGTCCAGCGGTCAAACTCACGGATGACCTGATCGTAGGGCAAATCAGCCTCAATGATTGCATTAACAACCTCGTTTGGGGTCATGCCAACCACACGAATATCAGCCGCACAGCCCCGTCGATGTTGTGATTTGTCGGTCGAACCCACTGCTCGGTTGACCTCCGCACTGCGGAACGCACTATTCACGATGACAGGCTTGCCGCCCACCGCTTCTTTAACTTGTTCAAGGAATTGAGCCAGACGCACCAAATTTGCCAGTTCAGCGTCATTTGGCATGTTGTCGTATTCCCTGTGGTCGGTGTGGGTCAGTTCTTCAAGGGTGAAGTTGGGGGACAGGTTCATTTCATGCTCCTTACTTTTTCGTATTGGTCGATGCAGGTGTTGAGTTGCCTGATGGCTTGGTCGCCTCGGCTGGTGAGATCGACAAGAGCTTGAGCAACTCGTCCGTCAAGCTCGGCTCTTGTTTCTGTATTTCCGCTGGGAGCGGGGGCATCTGTGGTGGCTGGTACGGGGCAGTCTGTTTTGACAGGAATGAACAGCCTACGCTCACCAGTGGCAAGATCAGCACGAAGCTTGTTTTCTTTAACTTTTGCAACATTGTTGGCTTTCCTCAAGGTCTGGGCGTAGGTCTGGGCAACCTCCGCCATGCGTTGTTCTGTCTCTCGTGCCTCATTGTTCAAACGGGCAATCTCAGTCTGCTGGTGGGCTTGCTCATCGCTTGACCCTTTCCAGTACCCGCCACCGAAGGCTGACAGCACCGCCAAAACGATGCCAAGCAGGATGTATGGGTTGAACAGGCTCATTCGTTGGTCTTCCCACGGACGTAGGCGGTTGCCGCCATGAAGGCCACCACAATCGTTCCCATTGCCGCACAGTAGGTGGTAACAAGACCATTCAGCGCATTGACCTTCTCCAGTGCAACCAACTCTGATGCCAAGTAAGCAATGAGTACAGGCGGGGCAACAAGTGCCGCCCACGCCATGATGCGTTGTTGGTCAGCCATCTTGTCCATGTTCTCAATGACAATCATGCGCTCAGAGCGGGCTAACTCCGTGTCCGTCACTACGCCGTCGTGGTCGGTATCGAATTCGTTGTAGGTTGAGTCTTTTTCAAGTTGTTTACTCATGTTTTTCCCTTCGGTCAAAAATGGGGTTGTCCTCAAACTCTTTTGGGGAATCCCGCTTTTCACGCTCTTGCTTATCTATTTTTCTTTCAAGCTTTTCAAGCTTTTCAATTGCTTTTTCTGCCCTTGCTGTGATTGTTAGGTTGTCCAACAGAACCATTGCAAAAAGAGGCAGGAACACGGCTACAAGAAAACAAGCGGCTACCCATCCCATCACGTCTTCTCCAGTCTTGCGACGAGTAGGAACAGTAGCCAGAGGTACGTTATAAGGATTGCTGTTGCCACGAGGTAGGCTGACTTTGCTCGGAAGTCCCTTTTTTTCTCCGCTCGTTGCCATTGACGTACCCTTTCTTGCGCCTCCTCCTTTAACCTTGCCTGCTCTTGCTCTTGCATGATGATGTCACGGGTCTCAAAAGTTCGGCTGTACAAGGCCCCCATCTCCTTGGGCGACCTGTACACCATCGCTTCCCTTATCTCCACCTCCAAAGCCGCCATCTGGTCTTGCACCATGATCCGTTTCAATGCGGCTTCCATCAGGTTGGCATCAGGGTCATAGACCGTTTTGCTTTTGAGTTCTTCTTCCCTTAAATGAGCCGCCAACTGATCCTGAAGCTTGAAGAACGTCGTCAATTGACTGACGATGTCCGACATCACTTTGGTTTCGTCAAGGGCTACATAAGCTTCCTTTTTTCTTTTCTCTTGCGCCACAGGCTTTGCGGCTTTTGCTCCGAAGAGCTTTTGCCAGAACCCTCTGACTTGATTGGCATCACTAATAATTTCGTCAACAGAGGACTTGACCTCCATGAATGACTCTTTGCATTGACGATAAAGCTCAGTGCCTTCTCTGATTGCGGTTGCGCAGGCTTTTGCGGCAAGGAGGATCGTGATCGGGTCAATTTACAGCCCCAATATTTTTTTCACAAACTCGGCGGCAACACCGGGGCCAAACAGCACCAACACGATCACTGCGTAAAGCAGGTACTCAATCTTGGTCATGCGCTTGGAACCTTCATCAAACCGAGCCTGTATGCCCTCATACCTGCTTGCGCAAATAGCTTCGTGGACGCTCAGGCGCTTATCCGTCTCAGTGGCAAGTTCGTGAGTCTCTGGCATTTAATCCTCTTTGACTGGTACTTGCGCTTTGGCTTCGTTTTGAATGGCTTCAATCAACTGAAACACTTCTTGGTAAGGTCTTGATCCAAGGTATTGCAGAATTGAATTTGCCAGTTGTGTTGAAAGTTTGACTTCGTTCATTTTGGCTCTCAGCTTGTTGGATTGGTTTCGTCGGTAGGTGCTTCTACTGGAGTCACCGCTTCAGGCTCCACAACAGGACTATCCACTGGTGCAGACTCCACAACAGGCTCAACCACAGCCTCTACAGGCGCTTCAACGACTGGTTCAGGGGCAGGCTCAGGGATAGGCTCGGGGATAGGGCGCAAGTCGCCTTTGTCCCATGCTGTAGTCTCTTGATTCCATGTGTAGAAGTATTCATCCACAGGCATAGCAATAGGCGGGTTCCACAGCCATGTGGCAGTGTCCAACACCCAGTTGTCAAAAGGCTTGGGGGCAATGAAGACATCGTTCACATCGTCATAGGTGTAGCCAATGCCAGCGTAGTTGCCACGCAATGGGCGACCTTGTGGGTGTTGGTTACCGAGCGTGTTGTAGCTGGTCTGAATCCAGCCGTGACCGACTGCACCAGTGTCGATGAAGTCTTGTTCAGCAACAATTACTTGCGTGACGATACCGTTTTCTACTTTTGCAAAATGACTCATGTTTTCTCCTTATCGGGCGTTAGCAAATTTAAATGGATTCTCTCCGAAGGCGGCGTAAATGTATGTGCCACTACTGGTGTTTAGGGCATCAGAAGTTCCTCTGATTTTTATTCCATTAGATAAAATGTCTATAACACCAGACACACCCGTAGCTTGTGCTGATGACAGGTTAGGATAAAGCTGTAAGTTGGTGAGATTAGATGTATTTCTTGCAGTATCAAAAATTACCCAATCTTCTGCGGCTGATGATTTTTTAAACATCACAAACCTTGGCCTGAATCCAAGGTACACAAAAGGGCCGTCAGCAGAGCCATTGCCTGTGTAGCTACCAAATGCAGAGTATCCAGCTACTGCGGCAAAGCAGTAGGCAACCATCTTGTTGGTGCTTCCATTTGTGTAGAGGTTAGACCCAAGCGAAATGACAGAAGAAGATGGCAAAGTCGAATTAAACGAGGTTGCAGCGCCAGTATCTTTTGCGTTTGTTAGGTTTAGATAGATGCGCTCTGTTGCAGTGAAAGCCGTGTGCCAAACAATGCTGTCGTGAGTAGTGTCCCGATTCATTAGAATCATCATTTTTGGCGCAACACCCAATCCATGACCCACAGTGGCGTTAGCACCCGTACCAGTCCAAGTCACCACGCTAAAGCCAGCAGTGGGGTTTGCTCTTACTTGTGCTGAGATTGACCCGCTGGTGTTGGTTACAGTTGAGCCGCCAGCGTTCCATTGCCATGCCACATAAGTAGCCGCACTGGTGTTCATCTGAGCCAGCGCACCAATAGTAAAACCTGTAGTGCCAAAGGCAGTTAAGCCTGTTGTCTCTGTTGTCTCTGCTGTTGTTGTGTTGCTTTCTAATTGTTTTTGAACACCACGCACAGCATCGTACCAAGCATGGTCGGTTGCACCGCTTCTACCTTTCACCCATACCAAATCAGGTTGGAACGA